CTGTAGAAGTTATCTACAAATTGTGGTTTAGGTAAAAATCTTAGACTTGCATCTCTATTTCTAGCCTGTGCAACTATATTGGCAATACTATCTGGTGTTACTGAGAATGGAGTATCTGGTTCTTCTTCCTCTTCATCACCACCACCCATTAAGAATGGTGCAATTACACCAGCAGCGCCTAGTCCTAATAATGCTTTTTGTCCTAGAGGCAGTGCTTTAAATTTACTGACTAATGATCCTAAAATACCCGGACTACCTGTGCCTGGAGGTCCCATAGGAACACCAAATATACTCGGAAGAGTTGCAGCTATTCCTCGTTTACCTAATAAACCTGTAACACCTCCACCAAAAGAAGCTCTACCAAACAATCCACCTATTTGTGTGCCTGGTATACCAAATCCAATAGCACCTAGCATAGCAGCTTTACCTATCGGTGATTTAACTACCTTTTTAACAGCTCTTTTGGCTTTCTTTACAATCTTACCTAGAAAAAACCCCTGTCTAGGTTCTTCTAATGTCATAAGTCCACCACCTGCTCGTAGTTGTCTTTCCATCTGCATTCTAGATATTGTCATATTTTAGCCTAAATTATCTTTGTATCGTGTTTTATTGTTATAATCAATCATATATATCGACTAGGTTTACTAGTCCTCCGTCCATAAAATACGCACCTCTACCAAATCCAGGTCCTGCAACTCCCACTCCTTGTCGTTCTTTAGCAGCAGTTTGTCCTCTAAAGTTTCCACTACCATCTTTATCTAATTGAACCTTACTACTAAATGCTCCAGCTGCTCTGTCAGCAAGTACGTTTTTTCTTGCTCTTTCTTTATCAAATTTTATTTTTGCGTTTTGTTTTTTTCTAAATGCATCTGCTTGCGCTTGTGCGGCCTCTTGAGCCGCTCTTAGATTAGCTAGTCTTATTTCTTCTTTTAATTTAGCTTCTTTTTCTAATCTAGCTTTTTCTTCTTCTGCTTCTTTTTGATCTTTTCTCATTTTTGTTATGGCTGCTTTTTTACCAAAAATACCACCTTGAGTAAAAGGACCTATAAAATCAGGTGTTGATACAGAACCAAACATATCTTCTTCGGACTCATCTAATAAACCTAGTTTTTCTTGTAAACCACTAATATCTTCACCTCTTGCTAATTTTTTGTCAATTGCTTTTTGAATTGTTGATCTTCTTTTATTAAAAGTATCTCTTGTAACTTTACTTAAATTGTATCCTGCCATAATACCTTGAGCAGTGTTTGGATCTCCTACAATTCTACCGATATCATCTGTAAATATGCCTGCACCTCTTGCTTCGTTTTCAAGTATAGCTCTTTGATTTATTGGCAACATGTCGCCTATAATATTAATACCTCTTTTAATACCTCCAATACCAGGTATTAAATCTATTATGCCTCCTATTTTAGATTGTGGTGCAAAAAATAAATCTGGATTTGGACCTACAGTATTACCTTGTCTCATCGCTAAATTAAATGGTCTAGGGTTAAAGTCTGTTCTTATTTGATCCATGTTTGGATTAAACGGATTATTATCATCTCTATTTCCACCAACATCCAAAGCAGTTGTTCTAGGCACAGTTGTTATTCCACTCGTAGTTGTTGTGGGTGCACTAGGAAAAGTTGGTGCAACAAAAGCTCCACGATACATCTCTTGTGGTATGAAACTAAACCCTTGATCATAAATAGCTTGATCCGCTTTACCGTAAAAACCAGGTGCTGGTGCTGAAAATATTGACATGATTATATTTTTGAATCACCTCCAAGTGGCAAAGACTCTACAGTTAGTTTTACACTTCTAGAGATATCTTCTCTTTTAGTGTCTGTTCCTGGATTATCTACATCTGCATCTGCTTCTGCATCTGACATGTATTCCTGACCAGTTTTTAAATTTTTTAAAGTAACTTCACATTCTGGTGTAAGAACCATAGTTGGTTTACCATTTATAATTTTCATTTCTTTTTTAGCTTCTGTTTCTATAAAAGGCATTAGTCTCTATTTATCTCCAATATTGATGCAATAACGTGTATTTCATTTGCATCTGCTGCTTGTGCCTTTAATACCTCATTTTCTTCTAAAATTAAAGGGTGAGTTAACAGCTCAGTTGTTGCTTTTGAGGCTATTGCTTTGTCTTTAAACAGGTTAAATACTGCTGAAGCAGCATTTGTTATAGTTAAAGTTACCGTGGTCCCCGATCCAGCATCCTCGGATACTATAATACTTTTAACTATAGCTCTAGAATCAGATGGTGCTGTATATATCGTAGTATTATCTGTGGTAGTTAAATCTACCTTTGCATTTTTATATATATTAGCCACCTATAAACCAAGAAAATCTTTCTTGCTCCTGTTTTACTTCATTCAAAAATGTAGAATTCAATTGATCTTTCATTATTGTTAAAGCTCTGTTGATTTGTTTTTGGTTAGAAACATCGTACTCTTCTTTTGGTTCTGGTATTCTTATATTTATTTTAGCCATTATCTTCTACCATCCGGTTGTATGTCCAGTCTTAATGTTCCAAATCTCCATTTTTCACTAGCGGCATCGTTTTCTATTTTAACGTTTACAAAACGTCCCCTAGCCCTGGTATCTTTTTTATCTGTTGTAGAATCTACTGTGAAAGGACTCAGTGTTGTTGTGCTGTCAGATTGTTGTGGATATCTTTTAACAGCTAGACTTACTTTTGAGTTACCCTGTAGATCTTTAAAATCAGGTATAAATCTTCTAACAGCAAGAAATACTTCACCAGCTAGAGATGGTCCTTTAAAAGATCTTTGCTGCATGTCAAAATCAAAAGACTTAATAAATGATGTTACTGTTGTAGTCGAACCATCTTCGTTAACTTGATCAGTTCCTGTTTCGTGTTCAAAGTATTTTGTCTGTCCCAGATCTCTTTCACCTATTACCTCTGGAAAAGTTCCGACACCACTGCTGTCGTATTTGGTAGCATACGGAGTTGGATATATAGTTGCATCCATCCAGCTTGTTCTCGACTCTGTTCCTGTATACCAAACACCACCAGGTACTTTAGTTAATGCAGATTCACCATAATTAAATACAACATACTTATCATTAAAAGTAGCTGTTGATGATGGATAGTACCAAATAACTTCTGTAAATAAATTATTTAATCCTGCAGCAACTTGTTGTCCTTTTGTGGTATCAAAATTGTTAAATACAAAATCTTCTACAGAACATGGTAATGATTTGACTGTACCATCAAATAAAAAGAAACCGTTTGGTGATAACCAAAAAGCAGCACCATCTATTTCAACGACAGCATTCTTGCCTATCAATCCACAGTTTGTGCCTACTTGTTCAAAGCTAAATGTAAACGGAGCACCTATAAATTTCATAGTATACAAAGCATTGTCAGTCCATATTAAAATAACTTCTTTTGCTTTTAAGGCTCCTACTATTTTGGTTCCATCTTGTAGTCTTTGTGTTCCTGCCGAGTTTGTTGCAGAAGGGGCATACGTATTTATATTCTCTTGATCAGAAAATCTTATAAACATATCATCCTGTGTGGATGCTGTTCCAATAGTTGTTTCTGTTCCAAAGTGTATTAAGTGACGTGTAGTTGGTGATATCAACGTTACTCTTGATGCAGTTGGATTACTTCCTGTTTCAAAACCAGATGTTGTCGTAGACGCTCTTGTAGTTAGTGGTGCTGCAGCTCCTGCATTCCATGTAAATGTTTTACCGTTTGCAATCGTTGCAATCAATACCTGACCAAAATTATCAAGACTCCAAAGACCAGGTTCTAGAACTACGGTTGATGCATTTACCGCGCTCCCAAATCCAGAAAAGTTTGTAGCATTTGTTACAGTGCTTCCATCACTGTGTGCTTGTCCGTTTGATGTACCAAATGTTGCTGTTCCATTTGTACCTCTGGTAATACCAGTTAAATCATTTGAACTTATTCCTGTATATGTAATTAATTCGTTACCAACAGCAATTGTTCCAGCAGTTGGAAAACCAGATGTTGATGTTAAAGTTATCGCTGTACCAGATCCTCCTGTACCAGCAGTATCAGCAAGTAAAGCTCCGTTCAAAGTTGTTGTAGTAACACCTGATACTGTTCCACCATAATTACCAATACCAAAACCATAGCCGTAAGATTGTGCAGCAGGACCAACTTTTTCATATGGTATAACACTACAAGATCCACCTGAACCTGCTCCAGATGTTTGTTGTGTCCCTGTTACAATTGCAATCTTTGAAGATGTAACTCTTGTGACTTGAAATAATTTATCTTCAAATGCAGCGTTAGTTAAACCGACTCCTGTTGGCACAGTTACATTATCTAGTAATATTATATCTCCAGATTCTAAATTATGGTCTGATGTAAAAGTAAGATTAACTTCAAAAGTTGCATCTGAACAAGATATAGCAACAGAACCAACTGTAGATTTTACAGGTGTAACATCATGGAGTTGTCCTTCAAAATACACAAGTAAAAATTTATCTGTTCCAAGAGCCACGTATCGGTTACCATCTAGATCTACGAAAGAGTGTTGTTTTCTAACAACACCTACTATTGATTCTGAAATTAAAGATGACCAACCGCCTACTTTCTCAGGTAGTCCATATCTAAATCTTACGTTGTCGGAGTCCACCCATCTGTTCTCTGCTCCAACAGTGGTGTCTTGTTTATCTATTCCGGGAGCGAAAGGAAACTCAATAAGAGCCATAATACTACTCCTACTGATTAGTTGACTTCAATACCCAGCCAACAGTTACATTAGCATAAACAAGAGTTGCTGCTTGACCATTAACATTTAAAACTAGGTTAGAAGTTCCCGCGTTTATTTTGTGACTATTTCTATTTATTGTAAGATTGTTTGATGCAAAAAAGTTACCACCATCTAATATAGTAACTTCATCACCTGTAGCCGCTGCCGCTGGCAACGTAATTGTTATAGGGTTTGTGTTTGTTACTGCAAAAATCTGTTCTCCTGCAACCGCTGTATGAGCAGTAGCAGTTGACGAGTTGATTGTAATGTATCCTTTATTTAATAAACCAAGATTTACGTTTGTTGCATCTGAGTACACCAATAAGTGTGCACCTGCAGGAACAGTAACCCCGGTCCCCGATACAGTTTTAATAGTTAAAGTTT